ATTGGAAGTGCTGCTGTTGCTGCCGGGAAGGTGATTGCATCCGGTCTTGCGGTTGGTGGCACAGCAATGGTGGCTATATCCAAGAAGGCACTTGATTCATATGTATTTCATTGAAAAGGGTGAAATCACTGTTTCTGCTTTGGATAACATTGAAGGCATCTATAATGCCTATCACAAACTTGGTGGCAATGGAACAGGCACAGAAATATATGAACGTGTAAGGGAATTAGAATTAAAAAAATGAAAGGGGCAGGGGATTAACCCTGCCCTTTTTTTGTTTAGCCGATATGTTTTACTGTTCGGCAGAATGCCTAACCTTGTAAAAACATATTTGTCTAATTTATATACTTGTGCAAGTATATAAATTATGATACAATGCCTTTAGAAAGGAAGGGAATTATATGAAAGAGTATAGACCATATAAAATCACTGTTAGATTATCAGGGAACATTCAGGAATTTGACACTGACAATGGAATAATTACTTTTAACCCAATCGGCAACAAAAGAACATCTGAAGCTTCTGCATTAAAATCTGTTAAAGACACAGTAAGATTGGCAGGGTGTAAGGTTGAAGAAGTGATAAGCATGGAAAAGGTAATGTGAGGAGAGGGAAACAATGGGAAAATCTGCGACAAAAGCAAAAAACAAATACAATGATGCAAATTATGATCGGATTTCATTGTCTGTACCAAAAGGGCAAAAGGATGAATTGAAAGCATTTGTTGAAGAATGCGGATATATGTCCATGAACCAATTTATAGTAGATGCAATTGATTTCTACAAAGAAGCTGTTCTGCGTGACAGAAAGAGGAATGAAGAAGCAGATCAGGAAATCATGAAAAAACGTGAAGGGACTGATTGCAAGTGATAACCTTGGAAAAGCAAGCTGCGGATGCACTTATTGTCAAAATGGTTCAGCATGGTGTTGTGAAAACACAATCCTTTGTGGATGGGAAACCAGGACACATTGACAACAAAGACATCAAACGATTGGGATATAAAAGCACACATGACTATGTGCTTGAACTAATCAATCAGGGCTACATAATAGCAGACTAAGAAAAGGGCAGGATTTCCTGCCCTTATTTTTTGCACAGCAATCTAAGAATTAAATCCAACAATGAAACATCATTGCATTCCTTGACCTTCTGCATAATTCTTTCTATGTATTCTTCCCGGTCATCCATACTCCCACCTATTCATAAGATTCTATTCTTGCAATAGAAATCTCATAAGCTGTCTTATTTTCGGGAACACCATCAACCATCTTCTGATATTCCCTGCTTTGCATTCTGCCTACAAAGGAAATATGTGTTCCTACTTCAAGCCTGGATGCAAGTGCAGCATCCCTTCCCCATGAAATGCAAGGGATATAGTCTGACTTGCCACATACCCGGTTCACCGCAATCAGCAGATCAGAAATCTGCCTGCCTGAAGGCGTGGTCCTGAAGGATGGTTGTCTGCATATATATCCATCAAGATATAGGTCATTTGTATTGGTTGATTCTTCTGCCAGGTATAAATCCAAAGCGAACACACTTAAGACTAGGTGTGTCTTTTCGCCATCACTGATGTTATAGGACCGAACCTGTCCAATGACACAGATAGGATTGTTTTCATATGTAATTTCACTGTCAATCAGTCTTTCAGACACAATGATTGGCAGGTAGTCTTTTGTACCACTGATTCTTTCAATCTCCAGGATGAAACTATAAAACTTTTCTCCAAAGCTTTCATGGCTGAATGTAAATTCGGAAGCCATAGTTCCTGATAGTGTAATTTGATTGTTTTGTGTGGTTTTCATAATCTTTTCCCCATGTGTGAAAAAATGTTTTTCTGTTACAAAAAAATTATATTCCCAAATATTGACAGCAAAAAATATTTAATTTAACATTATTTTTGTATTTTTTGACTTCGTTTCGTGTCAAATTTGACACATGGGGTATTTTATGCTAGGGGAAAGATTAAGAACCATACTAGGAGCCAAGAAGATTTCTGTTGCACAGTTTGCAGAAATGTGTGATCTACCGGTAGAAACTGTGAAAAACATTTACTATGGGAAAACACCGGACCCAAAGATTTCAACAGTCATGATGATGGCAAAAGCCTTGGACATGAATTTGAATTGCCTGATAGGGGAATGCCCACACACAGTGGATGAAAAAAGCCTACTTCAGTATTTCAGAGCATGTGGCAATCATGGAAAAAGCATCATCATCCTGTCTGCCAAATATGAAGCACTGATGGCAAGAAGCCAAAGGGAAGCTGCAACGAAACACACAATTCCATGTATGCTTCCTAAAGGGGAAATACACAATGGAATCGTGTATGAAGATTGTGAAACAGTGGAAATCGAAACATCTGTGAAAGAAGCCTATGTTGGAATTAGAGTGACAGCAAATTGTCTGATGCCTACATTCTGCAAAGGTGACATTTTGTTGTTTGCAAACCGGTTCCCGGAACATGGTGAAATCGGTGCCTTCTATGTGGGCGAAAGGGCATTTGTGCGGAAGTACATTGAAGAAGAAAAGCAATACAGATTGCAATGCCTTCACAACAGAAGTGATGACATCACTGTGAAGCATCTAAGTGAAATTGAATACATAGGAACTTATTGCGGTGTAATAAGGACATAGGAAAAGGTCAGGCGAAAACCTGACCTTTCTTTTATGCGTTCCATGTATGACCACATGCCTGACAAACGCACATTTTCTTTGTTTTGTTCACTGCCTTCTGCCTTTTTGGAATGAAGATTGCAGCAAATAAAGCCGGGATGGTTAAGAAGAACCATTTGATGAAAACCCACCACCATCCGATCAGGCACCACCAAATGATGCCATGGTGACGATTCTTCAACTTTACTTGATTAACTACCTGGATTGATACATTTTCAGATTTACATTTAGGACATGCCATTGTTACTTTCTCCCCATCATTTTTTCTTTCAGTTTAAATTGGTAAACTGCGAAAATCTATTGACAGAATCACCAAAATTTCTTGCAAGGATTTGGTGGAAATAAAAAAGGGCAGGAAAATTCCCACCCTTTCTGTCATGACAAAGTGCTTGTGTGCTTGATGTTCAAGATGATAACTGCTTCTTCCTGCACTTCGTACTGTATGGCATATCTTTTGTAGAACATTGTCCGGATGCTTTCATCATCAGGAATGGTTGCCGGGTGTCTGTATGGGAACACCTTCAGATGGTCCAATTTGCCCCGGATGTCCTGGATGATCTGCTTTGTGTATTCCGCATCCTGTGTTTCCTCTAAATAGTAGTTGAACATATTTCTGAAATCATCTTTTGCTTCGTTTGTCACCTTCAGTGTGTATGCCATATTCTTTTTCTATCTCTCCCATGAAATCATCAAAGTCTTGTAATTCTTCCCCACTTGTTTTGTATCGCTTGATTGAATCAACAGCCGATTTATACAAGCGCATTTCTTCTTTCATCTTCATATATTCCCCATGTTCCATGATAACCAAATGACCGGTGCCATTCTTAGTGATGAAGATTGGTTCCTTTTGCTGTGTGCATATCTCACTTATCATGTTGGTGTCACGCATTGCACTGATTGGCAAGATTTCCATTGTATCACCACCCTTCATGAACATTATATGATAGTGTACACAATAATGTACAATATTATGCTCATTTGCGTGAAGGATGGTTCGCTTGCGTACTGTGTACGCATCCTGTACGCACCGGCACAGTGAAGCGAAAATATAGAAAATGATGATAAATGATGATAAGTGTTCACAATCCCTTGATACCATTGAATTTTGGGTGTTGCTAAATGATAATAGATGATATAAAATGTTGCTAAATTAGTCAGATACAACTCCATGTGGTAGTGGACTAAAATATAAAAACTGCCATGGAAAACGTTGATTCTATGCGGTTTCTAGCACTCTGAAGAAATGATTTTTGTGAACATGTACGCATTTTGTACGCATTGGTTCTTGCGTACGCATCTGCGTACATGTTTTATTTTACACGTTTCAGAAGCTTTTCAGATGTTGCGAACAGTTCCGTCAAGATAGCTTCGGCAGCTTCCTTCGCATCCTGTTCTGTTTTGAATCCACTTTTTTCAATTTGCTTCCGCTTGCCTTGATTGTCATAGGTAGTGATGCTGTATTGGAAAGAAGAACCTCTGTCCCTGATTGAATAGGACCTGATGTTCACACCATCTGTCCACACATGCTTTCCTCTTACAGTGTTCTTTTCGGTAGACCACATGCAATTGCTTGGGCAGAAATCAAGTGTCTTGTCTTTGCGAATCAATGACAGGTCATCTTCATATCCATTTTCCAATGCCCACTGTTCAAACACTTCATAATCAAGCCAGGCATCATGGAATTTGATTCCCCGGTCTTTATAGAATGCAGTACCATTGCATCTGTTCTTGGTAGTTTTCCAAATCTCATAAAGTCTTTCATTCTTGCGCTTCACATTCAACCTTCCAACACGTTCAAATATTTCCATGGACTTCACACGCATTTCATCTGTGTTTGTCACATAGGTGTCCATTGTGGTCTTGATGGAAGAATGTCCAAGTCTTTCAGATATATCCTTGATCTGAAGTTCATCTGCACTTGAAACAAGAACTGTGGCATGTGTGTGTCTAAGCATGTGGAAGTGGAAGTCAGGGAATCCCATTTCGGTTCTGACAACCTTCCCAACATATTTCATTGTGGCTGTTCCTCTAAATTCACCGGATTCTTTAACACATACAAGCTTCACCCTTGGATATGGGCAGATGCCTGTTTCATCAGTTTGCGAAATGATTCTGTGTTCAGTTCTTCCGTTTAGAAGTTGTTCTTCCTTCAGATAGTGCTTCACATAAAATTCACCATATTCAGCTTCTGCCTTTTCTTGCATTTCCTTGTATTCTATAAGGGCATTTGTGAGTTCTTCACCAATCTTGATGGACCTATAAGAAGAATTGTTTTTCAATGCGCCAAGATACCATCTGTTCAATGCTTTGCCTGCTTGCTTCCTTCTACCGGAAACAGAATCCTTGTCCTTCACCTTGCATTGTTGTCTGACATGGATGATTCTGTTTTCTAGGTCAACATCATCCCAGGTAAGCCCAAATACTTCACCAACACGCATTCCGGTGTAGTAACCAATAAGAAGTGGGTAATATTGATAAGGGGACCTGCTAAAACGTTCAAGAACAGCTTCCATTTGTTCTTTTGATAAAATAGTAGGTTTTGCTTCTTTCGGCTCGAATTTGGGCAATTTAACAGGTTCAGCGACATTGTAAGGGATAAGCTTGGCTGTATACGCAGCATAGCCAAATGCACCTTTGCATACCTTCAGAATGTTCTTCAGGAACTTCTGTGTGAATCCCTTATTCAGATAGATGTCATTTATCATGTTTTGCAGTGTCATGACATCAATAGATTTCAACATGAAGTGTCCAATCCTTGGCTTGATGTGATTCTTGATGATGTTTGAATATGCAGACACAGTGTTATCTGCCAGGTTCACAACACAATAGTTTTGAATCCAATAATCAAGATAATCAGCCACAGACATTTCCGAAGGTTCAAAGTGCTTCCCTGCACGTTGATATTCAGCAAGTGCAAGTGTGCCTGCCTTTTCTGCTTCTTCCTTTGTCTTGAAGCCTGCCTTGGAAACATACCTTCGCTTGCCATCCACCTTGGCAGTTTCAAACCGGTACTGCCAGGAAGGTTTCTTCTTGTCACCTCTGTTATTGATGATTAACCTTGCCATTTCTCCCATCCTTTCTTTTTTATAAAAAATATTATTTTAGTAAAAAAATATGTTTTTTAGCAAAAAATTCTTCGTGTTCCATGTGCTAACAATTACCATTGTTTTGATTAAATTCGTGTTATAAAATAAATTCAGAACATTCGTTCTCCCCGGTGAAAGGAAGATGCTGCATGAAAGAAGAATACATACAAAAGATCAATGAATTATTAGGGCAATGCAATGACATTTCACTGCTTGACCTTATACTGAAACTACTTGATAAAAGCTGATAGCATTTGCTTGACACCCTGAATCTTTTCTTCATCAAGGGTGTTCAAGGTTTCCACTAGAGATAGAAAATCTTCATCAGTTCTTAATCTACCAATGATTTCAACAATAGAATCATTGGTCTTTTTTGTTTCTTCATCTACCCATCCCATAAGGTGAGCCGGTGTGGTAGATAAAACTTCCGCAAACTTCGCAATCTTTGATTGTGGAATATCATTTATCCCCATTTCAATTTTGTTGATTGTTGACTTGCTTTTATATCCCATCCTGAAAGCAAGTTCTTCCTGGGTTAAATCTAATTCCTTCCTTCTTGCCATGATGCGCTTCCCAATACCTGTCATAAAAGTCACCTCTTTTCTTATTGGTAATTGAATCTTACCACTAAATCCCTTTATAATCAACTTTTTTTAACTTTTTTCAAAAAAATAGTTGACTTTTAATCTACCGGGTACTATATTGGAAAAGTAGATTGTGAATCTACTCACATAAAACACATCAGGAAGGGGGTGCCAGTAACAATGACTAACACAGTATTGCTTGAAGAAAAGATTGATGCTTCAGGTTATAAGAAAAGCTATATTGCAAAAGCAATTGGTTTGAAAAGCACAGCAGGCTTAATGAACAAGGTGCGAAATGTAACCGAATTTACAGCAAGCGAAATCAATATAATGTGTGATTTGCTAAAAATCGAAACATTAGAAGAAAGACATGCTATTTTTTTTGCAAATTAAGTAGATTATAAATCTACTAAGTGGATGGAAAGGAGAAGGCATGGAAGATTTACTTTATACAGTGCCGGAAGTAGCCAAGATTCTAAAGACAAATGTTGACTATGTTTACAAATTGCAAAGGGCAGGGCTTATCAAGTTCATGAAGATCGGCAGACTGAAATGCAGGAAGTCAACCTTGGAAGCCTTCTTGGAAAAGTTTGATGGTTTTGACATCAGTGACCCTTTCAATATCAAAGAGGTAGAAGCGGATGAAAAAGAATAGTGCAGTGATTGCATTCCTGATTGCGCTTCCTCTTTCAATTTGGGTGATTGGACAAACACCGGATAAGGAAGTACATACCAAGACAATTGAACAGGTGGCAAGTGGGCAAAGGGAAATCATCATTTATGAAGTTTCTGTGGAAGAACCTGAAATGGTGTCCCTTGGCGAATTTAAACTGACAGCCTATTGCAGTTGTGAAAAGTGTTGTGACAGATGGGCAGACCAAAGACCGGTTGATGCAGAAGGCAATCCCATTGTGATTGGTGCAAGCGGTGAAGAATTGATTCCTGGAACAAGCATTGCGGTGGATAAGGATGTCATTCCTTTTGGTTCGGAAGTGGTTATCAATGGACAAGCTTACACAGCGCATGATTGCGGTGGTGCCATCAAAGAAAACCGGATTGATGTCTACTATTCGGACCACAGCGAAGCTTTGGAATTTGGTGTGCAATATGCGGAAGTATTTATGGAAAGGAAGTGAAACGGATGGACAAAAACTTGATTTATGAAGGCAAGGCAACATTGGAAGATTTGTATGCCCTGCATGAATTGGGATATGAATTTGTGATTGAAGATGGGGTGATTGTAGATGTACTTCACTGATGACCCGGTAAGGGATGCAGAAAGATACATGGCAGATCAGGAAAGGGAATTGCAGAAGCTTCCCAGGTGTTGCGAATGTGATGAACCAATCCAAGATGATGAATGCTATGAAATCAATGATGAATTGATATGTCCGGATTGTTTACAGAAGAATCACAGAAAATGGACAGAAGATTTTTGTGAGTAAAGAAGCACCAAAGATGCCAACACTGAAAAATTGAAAGGTATCAAATGGTAAGGAATTTTTACATAGAAGGCATCATTGACGGAAGAAAAACAGACCTGACAGGTGGACCTGGAAGGAAAGATGGCGGGATGGTCCTGTATTTAACACAGCGCAATGAAGGGCGCATTGAAAAGTGCGCAACTATTGAATGCTGTGCTGATGGGGACAACCTGAAAACCATTGTCTATGACAAGGATGGCAATGCCATTTTTGAGAATGTAACAAAAAGATAAGCGAAGGGAGATATAACCATGTGGAAATTAACACTGATGCAGAAAAGGAAGTCTGAATATTCGGACTACATGAATGAACAGAAGATTGAGTTCTTCAGCGAAGATTTGTTTGAATTAGCAATCACTGTTGAAAGACTTATCAATCACACAGAGGTTGAAACAGAGTTCAAGATTGAAAGAGTGAAAGAAGGTGAAGGCAATGAACATCATTGAAAAATTAAGTGTTATTCAGCAGGAACTGATTGCACCAAAGAATCAGTACAACAGCTTCGGAAAGTACAACTACCGGTCCTGTGAAGATATCCTGGAAGGCTTGAAGCCATTTCTTAGCAAGTTGAAGGTGGCTGTCACTGTGTCTGATGAAATAGTGGAGATTAGCGGAAGATTCTATGTAAAAGCAACAGCAACCATCCATGACTGTGAAGGCGAAGGATGCATCAAAAATGTTGCTTATGCAAGGGAAAGTGATGACAAGAAGGGCATGGATGCTTCACAGGTCACAGGCGCAACATCATCCTATGCAAGAAAGTATGCGCTGAATGGGCTGTTCTGCATTGATGATGTGAAGGATGCAGACACAAGGGACAACAGACAGCAAGATGCCAAGGAACAGAAGCAGGCAGAAGAAGATCAGAAGCAGATTGAAAACATGAAGATTGCAGATGTGAAGGTGAAGGCTTTGCAGCAGAGATGCGAAAAGGAAGGTGTTGATGTCGGCAAAATCCTGAAGCTTTACAAGGTTGACAGTCTTGCAGACTTGACCGAATTGAAGTTCCGCAACATCAGCGATCATTGGGAAGATATAAAGAAGGCGAACTAATATGGCAGAGTTCACAGGGAAATTTGAAACTATCAATATTGATTGGAAGTCAGGTCAGAAGCAAGCGGTGTTCACTATCAATGAACCTTCTGCAATGGCATCCCTTATGGAATTACAAGGGGTTGAAAAGCTATCCATCAAGGCTGTTCGGTACAGAGAAAAAAGAAGCCTGGATGCCAATGGGTTGTTGTGGCTTTGCCTTGGAAGGATAGCAGATGCCCTGCGGTGTGACAAATGGGAAGTGTACCTTCGGATGCTGAAGCGATATGGCAAATATACATACATATGCGTGAAGCCAAATGTGGTGGATGCAGTCAAGGCGCAGTGGCGAGAATGTGAAGTCATTGGCGAAGTGGACATAAACGGACAGAAGGCAATTCAGATGCTTTGTTACTTCGGAAGCAGTACATATGACACAAAGGAATTTTCAGAGCTGCTTGATGGTGTCATTTCTGAAATGAAGGAAATGGGACTTGAAGCACCGGCTTCAGAGGATATGCGCAGAGCATTGGAACAATGGGAAAGGATGCAGAACAATGGCAGATAAAAGATTCAGCATCATAGTAGATGATTTAGATTATTGCATAGTGTGCGGTAGACCACATCCGCACAAGCATGAAGTGTTCTTCGGTGAGAAACAGAGGAAGCACAGCATTGAGCATGGCTTGGTCCTTCCGCTTTGCTACATACACCATGAAGGCAATGATGGTCCACATCTTAATCGCAAAACCGATTTGCACTATAAGGAAGTGGCGCAGCGAGTATGGGAAAGTAAATGCGGAAGCAGAGAAGAATTTAGAAGGATTTTTGGAAAATCGTATTTGTAGAAAGTGAGGAAATAAAAAATGATGAACAAATGGATTGGTATTGGAAGATTAACAGGTGACCCGGAAGTTAGATGGGGACAGACAGCAGATGGACCATTTGCTGTTGCAAGATACACACTTGCGATTGACAGAAAGGGAAAGAATGAGGATGTGGACTTCATCAGATGTGTTGCGCTTGGTCGCAATGGTGAATTTGCAGAGAAGTATTTACATAAGGGAATGAAGATTGCAGTGGAAGGTCGCATTCAGACCGGAAGTTATACCAATAAGGATAATCAGAAGGTATACACCACAGAAGTTGTTGTTGAAGGTCATGAGTTTTGCGAAAGCAAAGGTTCTTCAGCACCTGCACAGTCAAACAGTGATGGCTTCATGAACATTCCTGATGGAATTGATGACTGCGAACTTCCATTCAATTAAGGGGTGTTGATATGCCGATTAACAGTAAACAAAAAGGCGCAAGGTTTGAAAGGTTGCTTGCTTCCTTGTTTCGTGAGCATGGATATGAAGCAAGGCGCACAGCACAGTATTGTGGAAACACAGGGGAAGCTTCAGATGTTGTGGGGCTTCCTGGAATCCACATAGAAGCAAAACATCAGGAAAGGATGCAGCTATATGATTGGATGGACCAGGCAAAGAGAGATTCAGCAGGGACAGGCAATCTTCCGGTTGTATTCCATAAGAAGAACAATGCAGAAATCCTTGTGACAATGCAGTTTGATAGTTTCATGGAAATGTACAAAGAATGGGGGACTAGAAATGAGTAAATCAGCCGAACTTAGAACAACCACTGCCCTTGTGAAAGAAGTCTTGGCAGATGTTCCGGACACAAGAAACAGTGATGACTATTTGTATTATATCGTTTGTTCACGCATCAATTCAATTGCACTGAACATGCCATTTGGGAAGGTTTTGATGAACAGAAAGCAATATTCCTTCCCGGCATTTGAAACAGTGCGCAGATCAAGACAGAAGGTGCAAGAAACGCATCCTGAATTGGCAGGAAACAGCAAGGTAGAAGGGCAAAGGATGCTGAATGAAGAAACCTTCAGAGATTATGCAAGGGGTACAGTGTGATGGCAGATGTTAAGTGGATAAAAATCACAACAGATGTGTTTGATGATGAAAAGATTTTGCTTATAGAAAGCCTTCCTGATGCCTACGCAATCATCACAATATGGTTCAAGCTTCTTTGCCTTGCAGGGAAACAGAACAACAGTGGTGTGTTCATGATGGGCAATATCGCATACACAGACAAGATGCTTGCAACAATCTTCCGAATGAAGGAATCCACAGTGACAATGGCACTTCAAACCTTTGAGCAGTTCGGAATGATAGAAATCATTGATGGTGTCATAACCATTCCAAATTGGGGCAAGCATCAAAATCTTGAACAGATAGAAGCAAGGCGAGAATATCAGAGAGAATATCAGAGAAGTTACAGACAGAAGCAGAAGCTGTTGGTGGAGAATGAAGGCGAAAAAAGTGATAAACATTTACGTAAACATTTACGTGATGATGATGTTAACAGCCTAGAAGAAGATATAGAAGAAGATATAGAAGAAGATAAAGAAAAAGAAAGAGAAAAGATAAGGTATCAACAGGTCGCAGACCTGTTCAATACCCTTTGTCCTTCCTTCCCTTCTATCAAATCACTTTCTGATGCAAGGAAAAAGGCTATAAAGGCAAGGTTGAATACATATAGCCTTGATGACTTCAGGACACTGTTTGAAAAGGCAGAAGCATCACCTTTCCTGAAGGGGGCAAATGATAGGAATTGGTCGGCAACATTTGATTGGCTGATTAAAGATGAAAACATGGCAAAAGTGCTTGATGGGAACTATGACAAAAAAGGGGGCATGAAAGATGGATGCGCTAGAACAAACGTTAGAGAAAATGAAGAAGATGAAATTGCAAGAATGTGGCGAGAATACGGACAAGAGCAGTGATGTCTGCCCTATATGTAATGATACCGGGTGGGAAATTTACACCAAGGATGGCATTGACTATGGCAGGGAATGTTCCTGTGGGTACAGAAGGAAGCAAATCATGAAGAACCGGGTTGCGTTTGCAGAACTTCCGGAAGCATTCAAGGATGTGCGTTTGGATAGCTTCAATGAAGAAGCTTATGAGAGCGCAGAAGGGCGCAAAATGGTGCAGACAGCAGTGAAGGCAATAAAGTATTGGCTTGCTGATTTTGAAACCATGAATGAACGAGGAATGGGCTTGTATTTGTATTCCAACACGAAGGGAAGTGGCAAGACCAGGATGGCAGTAAGCATTGCCAATGAATTGATGTTTGACAAAAAACAACGTGTTAAATTCGCCACATCCATTGCCATCATCAATGAAATCAAAGCTTGTTGGGATAGAGATGGGGGAAGCGAAAGTGACCTTCTTCAGCAGCTATCACAGACAGATGTGCTTGTAATTGATGACTTTGGAACGGAACAGGCAAAAGATTGGATAGGTGAACGATTCTATCAGATTGTGAACAGCAGATATGTTGACAAGAAGATTACCATCTTCACAAGCAACCATTCATTGATGAATCTGCGGTATGATGACCGAATTACCAATAGAATCAAGGAACGAACTTTTCAGATTCCATTCCCTGAAGAAAGTGTAAGGGATATTATCGCAAAGAACAATATGCGTGAACTATTGCAAGGAATAAGGGGGATGTAAACATGAAGGCGAAAACCTATTTGGAACAAATAAAAATCATGGATGCCAAGATTGACACAGACATGGAAGAATTGGGCAGGCTGAATGCGCTTGCCCAAAAGACTACATCTGTGATGGGTGGCGAAAGGGTGCAGTCATCAGGCAGCCAAGAAAAGATGGCAGACTGTGTTGTGCGCATTGTAGAAATGAAAAACAGAATAGCAGCCGAGGTTGACAGTTTCATTGATTACAAGGAAAAAGTCAAAGCATTGCTATTCAAACACTGTGATGCGGATTGTTTCAAGCTTCTGTATAGTAAGTATTTTCTATACAAGTCTTGGGAACAGATCGCAGTGGAAATGAACTTCACATATCATTGGGTAGCCGGTGGATTGCATCAAAGGGCATTGTCCCAGGTGCAGAAAGCATTGGATGAAAGGGGCAAAGATGGGACAAGGGTATTTTGACACAGGTGACATGGACTACATAGAAAAGCATCCTGTTTCGGATGCGTTAGCCATTGGCAGAAGGGAACCATATTACTTGACATATCTTCGGCAGGGTAAGCCGAATCCAAAACCAAAGGAAGGAAGCGAAGATGGAATACATAACGAGTGAAGAAGAAAGAGCATATCGCAAGAAGTATTATCAACTGAATAAGGAAAAGGCAAAGGAATATGCCAAGAAGAACTATCGGAAGAATCGTGAAAAGCGATTGGCACAGATGAAGCGGTACAACATGACACATGACCGGTCCGAATACTACAAAGAGTATTGGGCAAGAAAGAAGGCTGAAAAAGATGAAGCTATACATGCAGGTGACTAAGGATGAATACAGCTTGCCATTGGTAGTAGAAGATAGTCCAAAAAAATTAGGGGAGAAATTAGGGTTGTCAGGACACACCATCAGCAATCATTTATGCCGGGGAAGCAAGGCATATGTGGTGGTGGAAGTTGATGAAGATGAAGATTGATTCAAAAGAAAAGGAGAAAGAATTATGAAGTTGAGATTCAAAAGCAAATTGTTAATGATGGCAGTCATCCCTTGTTTGATCGTGTGCGCTTGCATGTGTGTGGTGACGATTGGAAGCCTTGATAAGAACATCACCCTGGAAATCAGGGAAACATTAAGGGCAACAGCTTATTCACTTGCCTTTGACGAGCCACAGGAAGCCCTAGAAGGCTACAAAAACACTTTAGGCATAGATGTGACAATCTTCAATGAAAACGTGCGAGAAAAGACCACTGTGGAAGGTTCTGTGGGTACTGAAGCAGACCCTTCCATCTATGCGAAGGTGAGAAGCGGTGAAGAATACTTTTCAACCAATGCCAATGTGAATGGGAAGGAATACTTCGGATATTATATCCCCATCTATGAAGAAGGAAATTTCATTGGAATGTCATTTGCAGGTAAGCCCACAGAAGAAGCCCAGGCAGTAATTATTGGGACAGCATCAAAGATGCTTGGGGCAACAATGGTTGTGATTGTAGCGGTGATTGCAATTGTGATTGTGATTGCAGGGTACATGACAAAGTTGATGAAAAATTCCACTGATTTAATTTCAGAAGTCAGCCAGGGCAATTTTGCTGTGAACACTGATGCAAAGGTGTCCGGTGATGAAATTGGTGAGATTTACAGACAAGCAGGTGAACTTGCAAAGAATATGCGTGAGCGCATCACCAACATCATTCAGATTGCAAATAAGCTTTCAGAAATGTCAGTTGACATGAGCAATTCCACCAATGTTGTTTCAAACAATACAAGTGAAATCAACAGGGCAGTGGATGAAATTGCTTCCGGTGCTATGGACCAGGCAGAACATGTGCAGGATGCATCCAAATCCATGACAAATGTGAATGATTCCATCCTTGCCATCCAGGAACAAATCAGTGAGTTGGAAAACATATCAGCAAGCATGCAGAGCATTGAAGAAGATGTGATGCAGCAGATTGACACCTTGAAATCTATCAATCTGAAAACCAATGAGGAATTGAAAGAGGTAGAAGAAAAGGTTGCCAAGACTTCTGAAGCAATCAACAACATTCAGAAGGCAACAGACATCATCAGAAACATTGCAAGCGAAACGAAGCTTCTTTCCTTGAATGCATCCATTGAAGCTGCACATGCAGGGGAAGCAGGCAAGGGCTTTGCAGTAGTGGCAGAGGAAGTCAGCAAGCTTGCCCAGGAATCAGATTCAGCTTCCGGTGATATTGAAGAAATCTTGAGAGAACTTCTTGTCAGTTATGAGGATGTGACAGCTTCTGTTGGCAGATTGGTTGAGAATATGGACAAGCAATCCGAAAGCATCACAGACACCTATGGAAAGATAGTTGTTCTTGATGGCAACATTGGAAGCGCAACCAAAAGCATTGGAGTGATTAGCGAATCATGCACCAAGGCGAAAGACCTGTCAGGGAATGTAGTGGATGCATTTGCAAGTCTGTCAGCTATATCAGAACAGAATGCAGCCGGATGTGAAGAAACCAATGCATCTGTTCAGGAACTGAATGCAACAATTGTCAGTGTCAATTCAGAAGCTAATGCATTGAATGACATTTCCAAGGCACTTGTGGACCAGGTAGAGATATTCAAGGTATAGGGGCAGATATGCAGGAATTAGAAAGAACAAAAGTGATGGCAGAAAAGATGCTGAAGGACATCAGAGAAGCCAAGGAAAGTGTTGCAGTGCTAACTGAAAGGTTGGCACTGTATCAAAGCATAGGTACACCACAAGAATGTATGGAAGCTATCTATCTTGCGCAGAAGATCGGCAGAATGGCAGACACATTCCGCAGGGTAGGATTCCAGGCATTTGAGCATCCGCAGAGCGCAACAGAAATGGCAATGCAGACCATGGCAAGGCAAATGGGAGAGAAGCAAGCCAAGGAAGATGCAGAGAAGTTGAAGCGACTTGCGAAGTTTGAATCAACTAGGACGTTTGAAGAATTTATGGCATTGAAAGGAGAATGATATGTCAGTACGAACAATTAGAACATTAATAGTAATTATACAAGGAATTTTATTAGCACTTCAGATAGCGACAGGAATTAAATGGTTTTTTATTCCAATCGTATTGCTTTGTTTGGTTAATTTAGTATTGCAGAAATATGAATGATTATTTAGATGGGAGAGCGAGAGGATGATTAACACTATTTTAAAGATTATATTTCTTATAATAGCAATAATGTACAGTTATTCAAATACAGCAAGGATATGTAAAGGGCAAGGTGTTTCAGGCAGTCAAATATTTTTAATGGCTATTGGCATTGTTGGATTTATAGCTTTCCAATTTGAATGGTTAGTATTTTAGCAAAGGAGAATGAGCATGACGGAGAATGAAGCAAAAGGAGTGATTCCATATATGGAAAATAGTACACATACGGAAACTTGTGAAAAATGCTTATACATAAAGTCGCAATGTAAATGCAAAAAATCAGAAATCAACGCAGGTTGCATTGGTATAAACGAAGCCCAAGAATATTTACTAAACAGATATTTGGTGGTAGGTAGTCCAGTAAATCCACCAAAAGAAGAGTGCGAAAAGCACAATGCAGTTTTAGATATGGCAATCCAAGCCCTTGAAGAAATTCAATAGTACAGAGCAATCGGAACTGTTGATTTGTTTTCAACGGATAGAAGAATCGCAAATCTTGAAAAACAGATTACGGCGCTAGAAAAGACTATGGAAGGTTTTAAGTAAGGTGGTGCGGAATGAGCAAACTAACAGAAGCAATGAAAGTAATAAAAGAAGAATGCGAAAAACATATAATGTGTAGGCATTGTGCTTTGTATGGTGATGAAGGATGTATTGTAGAACCGTGTCCGTCAAATTGGAAGATAAATGAAGATATGGCTTTGCCAAGTGACGAGGAAGTAGAGGTGTAAGATGACTCCATTAGAAATGGCTTTGAAAAACCGAAACAGATGTAACGATACAACAAAAATTGATGGTGTGTTGTATTGTAACAAAAGCGGTAAAATCATACTTCCTATGTTTACGAAAAATGGAGAAAATGAGGTGTGCGACATAAAGAAGTGTCGCAACAGAAAGTAGGTGTAACATGCAGGAATTTATAGATAAGTTGATTGCAAGGTTGGAGGAAAAGCGAAACGAAAAATATATAAATGGTGTTTCCAAATTTCCTTCAAGAGAGCAGAAAGTGTTTGATATTGCTGAAACAATCGTCAACCAACTTGCAGAGGAACACAACAATGGGTGGATTCCTTGCAGTGAAACGTTACCCAAAGAAGAAGGTATCTATTGGGTGACAAGAGCAAACGGAGAAGTTGACAAAGAAGCGTTTCAGATTTGGGCTAATGGTGGAAGTTTTAGAAGTGATTTTCAATTGCCGGACGAAAAGGTTATTGCATGGATGCCACTACCTGCACAATATCAGCCGAAGGGGGAATAGGGATGAAAGCAAATGAAATTACAGTTGAAGTGAAGGCAAAATTGGAAGTGTCAAGAAGTACTGCTGAAGCCTGCTTGAAGTTGGTTGAAGTATATGCGAATGAACATCCTGAAGTGATGGTGATGGGCGAAAGAAACGAAGATGGCACACATAGATTTGAAATCATAGATAAAGAGAAAGTATAGCATGAAAGAAGATAAACAAAAATAAAAATTATTATGCTATCATTTATAGTGAACGAAGGTTCAAAGTTCTCCCTAGACACAAATACACACAAAAAGACACTGTCAATCGGCAGTGTCTTTTTGTGTGTATAGAAAGGCAGGTGATGCAATATGGCAAATGAACAGAATTTAATACCATTCACAAGTGAGCAAAGCCGAGAAGAAGCCAAGATGAATGGAAGAAAAGGTGGTATTGCATCCGGCAAGGCAAGAAGGGAAAAGAAAGCCTTCAGGGAAACCTTAGAAGCAATACTTTTGTTATCAATGGAGAATGGCGAAGGGAAAGATATTGATGACATCCAAAGCTTCGCAGAACTGAATGGGCAGAACATATCAGTGCAGGAAGCAATCCTGATTGCCCAGGTGAAGAAAGCAATGGATGGTGACACCAAGGCTGCGGAATATGTAAGGGATAGCATT